TAATATAAATATATTTTTTTAGAATAATAAATGAACCGTTCAGAACAATTACAAAAAGTTCAGAAAGAGGCTTTGGAATTGTTTGTTAAAAAAAATGCAGATTACGGAGATGCATTCGCCAAATATGGTGTAATTGGCGTATTAATGCGAATTGAAGATAAATTACAGAGATCAATGTCAATTACAAAAAATGGAGTAAATTTGGTAAAAGATGAAGGGATTAGAGATACACTAATTGATTTACATAATTATGCAGCAATGGCTGTCATGCTATTGGATGAATAATTTGGTGTTTTGGAATACCGTGTATTTCTTGTAGATCGTGATGTTCGTCTGCGAGATGTTTGTCGACGAGAAGATAATAGGGGCGAATAACGACCCGTGCGAGATGATTGTTTAGGTGTTCTTTTTGATTTACTATCGATTTTATCTTGTATTGGTATTTTAAAATTTTCAACAGTAATATTAGCTACTACACTACGATTTTCATTAGCAAATTTTTCTAACAATTTTTCATTTTCTTCCATTTGAATGTGGCAATACAATATATCTTTACGCGACTGTAACATCTCTATACATTTTTTTAAATCATCTTTATTTTTTATTTCTATTTGATCTCGACCACCACCAGTCCATCCACGAGTACCAAATACTGCTGCAAAACTTGATACAGTAATTATAGTTACAATAAATCTTGGTGGTATTATACCTATTGTATGACAAAACTGAAAAAATAGTGTTGCTACCGCAAAGTCCATTGTGTAACTGTATACAGTATTTTCAACATATCTATTTACAAGTGTTCGAAGCGGTGTTTCCCTAACACGTGTACCAAATGCAGTTATTCGTCTATCGGTTTCTTCTACTGTATCAAGAATACGTTCGTGAAATGCAGTTATTCGTCTTCTAAGTGGTTGTAAAAGTACAGCGGCCGGTTGTGTAACTGGGTGTAGATGCATCCGACCTTGTGGGACTACATCATTTGCATAGGCAGCATTACCATGTAGTGCAATATGTACAGCTCTTGGTACAGCGACGGTATGGAAACGTATTGGGCGTTCTGCATCATATCCTTCATGTTCAAACCTAACATGATATTCATTCGTACTTGGCAGAATTAATTGTTTATGTAAATGGTCACGAAGTGCCAATAAACCAATAATTTTTTTACAACAAGGTACTTGAACAATTTGTTCATTTTGATTTGCTAAACAATAACTCAACATACAATCATAATGTGCAAGTTGTCCTTCTGGATCTCTACGGGTTGGTACATGTGGAAAATGACAATAATGTTTAAATTTATTATCTGAAGGCAAAACATCTGCAAAACATAAACAACATTTTTGATCCATTCTATATAACTATATTTTAAAACAATTACAGCCAAACCATGGTTTAGATGAAATTACCGCAAATATAAACTGATGTTATCGAAGTGGATATTGTATAATCATAAATGAACCCCTTCTATAATTTGAATGTGTGAAATTTCAATTTGTTGAATATCTTTGAATAAATTTCTGTTACGTTCTATAGATTGTTGTATAAAATACAAAACTACAAAATCGACTATATCAGTTGGCAATTTTAAACCAATACTTTTTTTTAGTTATATGAATAAAATTTAAACGTTTATTCAGATATAAATTAAATGCTAATTCTATATATTTTGTCTTATGATATTTGGTTTTATATATCGCATATACTATTACACCAACCAAATTTTTATAGAACAATTCACAAAGTACATCATGCAGTAGAATCATCTACGTTACGATACAAAGATACGTATATTAGTCATTTACTAGAAAGTCCGATACAGGGTCTAGGTATATTGTTTCCGTTATTATTTATGAAATTTCATGCACCCACAATGATATATTCATTGATCATAGTGAATATACGAGGAATGTTGCGACATGATACGCGGTATACATGGTTGATAGGTAATCATCACATACTACATCATAAATATCCGCAATATAATTTTGGTGAATATTGGTTAGATAAATTGGGAGGAACAATGTATCCAAATGATAGTGAATATAAAATGGGATTAATTTATATTTAAAAAGGAATAAAGTATTGTTATGATATATTTATATGGAAGAATCTATTTTTGAAAAAATAACATCGAAATGTTTACAAGATCCAGTTCATATTCCATTAAAATACAATGAAGAATTGATGATACATTTTATTAAACATAATAATAAAGTGTATAGTAAAGTTATTTTGTGTAAAAGTGAAAAGGAAGAAGAAGAAGAATTATATTTATTTGATACCTATTATGATGAATTGTTGTTTGGTCATATGTTTGTTCTATTTCAATTAGAAGTCAAAAAAATATCAGATATACACATTGTACTTATTTATGATAGAGAATTGGAAACATTTATTCTGGGATATTATTCGTAAACTCCTTATATTTTTCCCCAGATTTACCACACATGTGATCAAAAATTCGTGCTGTGGAACAATAATGGTATTCAATTGGTTGAATATTTACCTGTCCTGTAATTAAATAAGTATCGTCATTTCCAAGAGGAAATAATTTACATTCACTAAATTCTGGTTTTTTATGAGGAATATAATGTACACAATTTACACAAAATTTAGGTAATGAAACGTATAAAGTGTGAATTAACAATAAAGATGGCTTCATAGTATAGTATACTTTTTGTTTTTAAATTAATTACATGTTATTACATGTTATTAGTAATAGAATGCATGTATGGGTTTTGTTTTAAGGATTCAAGCAGAGTGGGATTATTGCGGTCGGTAGTTTCATAACTTTGAATATTTCGTGCATTAAACTGAGTAGCATTAGGTACATTACTTACAATAGAACTTGCCATTCCAGAGTATGGGAGATGGGTAAGTGATTTTGAATTACAAGTTGTTTGATTAATAATAGGAGTAAATCTTTGTGTATTTCCTCCGGCAATTCTACCTTCATTTCCTCGAGTAGAATTAATAGTAGAATTGTATTCTGCACTATTTGATTGTTGTTGAGGCATGATACTTCCTGGAATACCAGAATAAAACACACTTGTATCTTGTCTCTGATTAGCAATCGGTTGTTCATTCGATACTTGATAACCACCAACTGTTACAGGTTTATAAGCTCGTTGGCCTTTTGTATATGGACTGTAGGTTGTATCTTCGCGAATAGTAGAAGCTACTTTATCTGTACGAACGGTACTATTATTAGGAACACTACTTCCAACACCTACAAATCGTGTTAATCCATAATGTTCTTTTCTAGTTGGGCGAAGAATGTCTGTAATAGGTGCAGTAATTGCACTTACAAGACCAGACATAATATTAAATGATTCGGGTTGAGTAGTAGTTCTATTATTGGGTAAAAGTTCCATATTTTTTATTACCGAATTTAAATTGCTATGTTCAACAGTTGTAGATGCAGGATTTAAATGTTGAGATTCAAGTTGTTGCCGAGTATCTACCCTATATAGACCACGTTGTGGTTCTTTTTCTGGTCCAGATGCATTACTTGCTATTCCTGCATATTCTTTTGTAGTAGTTGCTCTGTGAATGGTGGGTGCTGGTTGAATTGATCTTAATGTAGGTCCTTTTTCTGCACCTGTTGTAGTAAGATAACGTGCAGGATCGTTCACATAATATTTATCTGGTAAATATTTTTCTACTTTTCCAATAATACCCGTATTTGTTATTTTATTAATGGCTGGACCTTGATGGTTTGCTAATTCATAGGATTGTTTTGGATTTGTTAAAACGCGTAATTCATCCACTGTTTTAGGCAACCATTCTGATCTAGCTTCCATACCTGAATTAAATCCGCCGGAACCTTCGGATGAAAAACCCTTGTTCATGCCTGGAGCAACACGTTCTTCTTGGAATGGTTTCACATTGTGCATAGTCGTTGACGGATTTTGCCGAGATTGTAAAAAATCTGTTTGATTTGGCATACCATATGCGTGTTGTATATTATCTTGAGGTTTAAATAATGGGGCATTCTCTGTTTTAGAAATTTGAGTACTTCCTGCACCAGTATAACTATCTAATGTAGAATCGCGACCATCACTTGATTTAGAATTAACCCCAATATTTTTTGTTTTACCAAAAAAAGGAACCATGTTTACGGTTTGATCATTAATTCTCATAGTCCTTCCTGCCAAATCTGTATATTCTTGATTAACTTCTCTGGATACTGGTGGTGTAAAATGTTTATTTTCTCGATGAATAGGTTTATAATCATTTGGTGTATTATTCAAAAGTTTATTTTCAAAATTTTCTTTACATTTAGTTTTGTCCTGATTTGATATAATAAATAATCCACCTAATGCAATTATAGGTATTGCTAATTCCATACATTTGCTAAATATTAAATTTTATCAGTAGAAATCATATTGTACCAATATTCAATAATTTCTTTATCTTCATCCTTAATTAAAAAGGTTGAAAATAAATTCCAAATACTATCAAATGATTTTAATAAAGCAGTGGATTGATCCATTTTTAATGATTTATTTATCAAATATATTGGGTTTTTTACATTTCCTAATTGTATCAATTTATAGGATAATAATTTACATACTCCTTTCTTTGGTAACCGAATGTAGGAAAGTATAACTGTATTTATATCATCACACATTGGCAATTTTTCTAATATTGTTTGAATAAAGTGAATGTACATAATTTGACTGCTCATTCTTTATTCATATCCATATGAATAAAGTAAATCAATATTTATTGTTTGAAAAATATTTGTATACTTCGGTTTTTTGTTGTTGTTGTTGATCTTCTTTTGCTTTTGCCAACACCTTTACCGCCTTATCTATTTCTTCTTGTGAAATATTACCATCAGAATTCGTATCTATAGAATTTTGAATTTTTTTTAAATAACTGGGCATAAGACATAATGCACTTTCTTCATGAAATAAATATTGAGTTACAACATAAAAAACAAAGGTTAATACTAAAGATAACACAACATCTTTTGTGCCCATCCAAATAACAGCAAATACAAGTACTTCACGGGCAACATAATTTTTCATATATTCCTCTTGTGATTTGGATAATTTTACAGTAATATATTTAGATCCAATATTTAAACATATCATAATTAAAGCAGCAAATATTTTTGAATTATTAAGTAAATTTAAATTTTTGTCTATAAATTTCCACTGTTTTTTCATATATTGATTATATATTTTATCGCATTCGCAATTGTCTTTTTAATCTATTAAACTGTTTTTTGTAGGGTATAAATGGTCGAATTTTTTTGGATAACGTATTTAACAATTTAACAGGAGATGGCGGTACAATAACTGCTAATATATAATCCTGTACGAATCCTTCTTTTTGTTTTAATTTGTATAATTGAAAAAATAACAAAACACACAATATTATTAAATATGGCAAAATCATATATTATTTATAGATTAAATTGTGTATAAGATCCAATTGTATTATTTGCAAAAGTTCCTTGAATTGATCCCGATAATTCTTCTCTTGGAGGAGCAATACTGTTTCTATCTACAGGTATACAATTTGAATCCTTTGGCCGTATAGATTCATCTATTGGTAATAATGAAAATTGTGAATTAGATTTAGGAAAAATAGTAGCTGTAGGTTTAACAAATTGAAACATAAAAACCATTCCAGCAACAAGTCCTAAAATTAGATTTTGTTTTACTACAAAAAAGGTAAATAATAAAAAGAGTAGTTTACCCACTATTGTATTCAGTGATTCTGCAACAGAAGGATAAAATACAAAAATAGCTAATACAAAAGTAATTAAAAGATCAAGAATCATATAATTACTTTATTTTTTTATATTTTATAAATTTTAAAACATTAAACCAAAGTTATATTTCTAAATAATTCAGTAGTTCTATTATTAATTTTAATCTATTAAAATAATATAGAATGTTAATGAATTGGTCTTCACCATTTCCGCATGAAGAATCGCAAATGAATATGATAAAAAAGAAAACACGTCCTAAATTGGTAAGTGCACGACAAATAGAAGAGACAGAACAAGCAGAAGATTCTGATTTGGAAGATTATAATCCTAAAAAAGAAATAGAAATAGAAATAGAAAAAAAGGATAAAATAGTAGGAAAGGATAATTCAAATGTTATCTATCCAAATCCGTTTGCAGAGCAACAACAAATACATAATAATTATCCAATATACGATAAACCATTTGAATATTCACAACCATCTTCAAGAGAATCTCAATTGCTTGAGAAATTAAATCATATGATTTATTTATTAGAAGAACAAAAAGACGAAAAAACGGGTCAAGTTACAGAAGAAGTAATATTGTATGTATTTTTAGGAGTATTTGTTTTGTTTGTGTTGGATTCTTTTTTTAAAACGGGTAAATATTCAAGATAACTTAAAAAATAAATATTGGCATTAATATGAACCCTACAATTATATTGGTTTCTCCACCAGATCTTAAAGTTAAAATACAGCAAGCGCGTAATGCAAAAAAGTGGACTCGGGAAGAACTTGCTTCTAAATTAAAAGTTCAAGAAAAAGTTATTAAAGATTATGAAACGGGGAATGCAGTACCTAATAATATGTTAATTTCACAAATGGAAAAACAATTAGGTGTAAAATTGCCTAGAGCAAAGAAGGTAGAAATTTAACTAAATTTTTGTACTCGAGCCTGTCTTAATTGTTCCTTTGTTAATGGTATATGTATAGTATCTGTCATATGAAGCCCTACTGGCAATTCAGGTTCAGAATCGTTTGGTTGTAACGCCTTTTGTGGTTCGGGTAATGTATATTTTTGTGTTTCTTTTTTTTCTAAAGGTTCAGACATAAAGTCAACCTTGATTTCATGATTAGCAACTAATCCAACTAAATCGGTTGCTTTATGCACAGCAACAGAAAAACCAAGTTCATGTAAATTTGTATTTAATGTTTCTTGAAATGTATTTTCTAATTCGTCATATGGATGTGTTGTAAAATCCGAAATTTCAAATGTAATATGATTTTTAAATGGCGGTTTATTACCATAAAATGGTATAGTAAATAATTGATATTTATTTACTATAGAACAAGATTCAAGATATACGGTAAGCAATTCATCAATAGACCCATCTTGTGGAAAATCTCCATCCACACGTTTCAATGTAATAACGTCAACTGTAGGGATTTGATATGTAATTGTAAATGGAAGTAAATCAAATAGATCGTGTTTAAAATATCGATCGAATAATTCATCACTAACTACAATACATAATCCAAATTGATTTACAGATGTAGTATATTTAGGTTGTAAATAATAATAATCAATCGTAAAATAAAAAGGTGTCATTGAATCATGCAAAAATGTTTTAATTAAAGGTTCAACTAATTCTTCTGAATAAATTACTTCATTCCCTATAAGAGATGGAAGTGGTGCAGAAGTAATATTGGTAAAGAATTTGTAGGAGAATACACGAATTGACATTTTATAAAAAAAGTAAAATATAAAACAAGGTTCAATTTTAAATATAAATGTTTAAAATAAAAGGACTATACAATGGAAAACGCAATCAAAATAATAGAGGAGGTCGACACCTTTCTGGAAAGGTGTGACATTTTTCAAGAAGTCTATGCAAACGAGGACAACTTCAAGACACTTTATTTGTACATAAAAAATGGTAAGAAAAAGTTTTATTTTTACTATACAACATTCAGAATTACACTTTATGAAGATGAATCAATCGGACCTCTTACTCGTCAAGACACCAAACACATTGAACCATCACAAGAATCACAAAATCTTCTAACTATCCGAGCTACATATTGCGTAGTAAACGGGATTGGGTTTTCTGTCATTCTTCAAGCTAAAATACTTGCTCTCGCGTTTTTAAACAAATGTTTGATTGCAAAGAAGGACGATATGACAGATGCTTCTTCCACAAATTCGGTTCGCAACATCAATCACATTTTATCCTTTTGGAATCCTGAACACTTGTATTTAATACACTCCACAGAAGATATCGAAGATCCCGAAAAATACCAAAAACATATAGAAGAATACACACCCACTCCAATATCGTTAGATGAAGAATCAGACGATTCTGATACAGAAGACGAATACGTACCGGGGTCAGACACTGAAGACGAAACAACAGAGGACGAAGCAGAAACCAATCTAAAAATATGTGTTCCCGATTCTACTAAATATGCAATCATTTCTAAATCATGCGCCCATCTTGTTACTATGTTTAAGTGGTACTTGCCAGAAAAACAGACCAAGTTTGAATCTGTTTCAAAAAAAGAATTAGTTGAAACGATTACACAAAATAAAAAAACGGGTGTTTGGAAATTTATGGAACCTTGTGTAGAAGTTGGAATACTAGAATAAATATTCAAAATGGTTGATTTTTTGTATAAAATCAAGAATGTCTTTTACAATTTCTATTGCTGGACTCCAATCACGTGTATATTGTAAATTGTGATTGATAACTATACATTTATAATAGTTCTCGATATTTATGTAATGTGATAAATTATGTTTGGTATACAGTAGTTTGTATTGCGGTTGATTAAATGGATAATCGGGTGGAAAGGTAATCTCTACACAAATATATATAAATTTAGTTAAATATTCAGAAATTACACAACTTATATCAGTAGGCAATGAATCAAAATCATAATAATACTTTTTTTCAACATGAATTAAGAGTTCTAATTTATTTATATCTGTTCTTTTGGGAACTATATCAAATTTATTATAATTATGTTGTAGTCCAAAATATTGATCCAATGGTTGTTTACATATAGTTTCAAACCTATTAAATCTTCCTGTCATTCCGCGGTTCATTATACAATTAAATAATTCATAATTGTATAATCAATTTTATATAAAATTACAGGAGTTTAAATGTGTCCTATATCTATTTTCAATTTCGGCAACATCCGATGTATAATGTGTGTTATAACCTTTTTCTCTTCGTATTTGTTCAGTTCGTTTATAACGATCAACTGTTTTATTTATAATAAATGGCAATCCTAAATAACACATGTGTTTATTTATATAAACATTTTCACTATAAATAATATTACCAACAGGATTACATGTATGACTTCCTGGACCATAATTCATATTTATAACTTTATTCCTTAAAAAACACAAATGTTTACTTTCATAATGGTTATGTACATATTTTTTGATATCTTGAAGATCAATGTCATCAATAAGTAATGTATTGCTTTCCCCAATCATTTCATACCCATTTATATTTAATACACTTGTTCCAGAATCTTGTTCTTTTTTCAGATCATTTTCAGTTACACATATAAATTCGTCCATATCTATCATAAAAATCCAACCAGAACTACATTGTTTCCATACATTATTTCTCATTTCAATCTGTATGGTTTCGTTTTGAACATTGTTGCTAGCCCATGAAATTACATGACATCCTAAACTTTTTGCAAGTTCAACAGAATTATCAGAGGATTCATTATCATATATGGTAATTTTACAAGAAGGTAGATATTTTTTATAATGTTTTACCATATGAGGGATTAAAACACTTTCATTATAACAGAGGACAAATATATGAATATTCATTTTATATTAGTATACAATTATTCGTACAATTAATCTAAAAAAATGGTTTTAATTCAAGAGTTTTATTGGTAGCTGTATAAATAGGTCTTGCCATAGGAACTACAAGGGTACTTGCATCTCGTAAATAATTCATATATCCTTGTGCTTCTCCGTATATTCTTGGAATACAGTAATCAAAAACATATTGGTTTAATTCTTGAATTTGTTCCTTAATGTTTCCTATTCTATTTTGACAATGATTCAAATATATACTTCGCATAACTACTTTTATGTCTGTATCCGATTGTTGAGCAATAACATATTTATTATTGGACAATTTGTACACTCCTGCACGAATTCCATTTTGTATAATTTGTTGATTTTGTTCTGAAAAAAATGTATTGGATAATGGGGTATTTTCCCAAATGCCATTTAATGCATCCTTGAATTCAGATGTATAAACTTTAGGCGTATTATCATATGAATTTAAGCGTTTAGAGGCGTTTAAAATATCAACTCTTCCATTAGCTTTCATATATATTTCAAAATAAAAAATATATAGAAATATAAATGGACAATTTTTCAATTTACGTTTTTGTAGTTACTGTTATTTTATTGATTGTTGCATTAACAATTACGGGTCTTATATTAAAAAATAATAAATCAAGTAGTGCATATCCACCTATAATAGATAATTGCCCTGACTATTGGTATAGTTCGTATTATGATATAGATACTGGTAATACAATGCCTAGTTCTTCTTGTAAAAATACTCCATTTGGATGTTGTCCAGATAATATAACCCCTAAAACCGATGATACTGGAACTAATTGTTCTCTTTCAAAATGTTATAATGTGAAAAAATTAGGTAATCAAACAGATACATGTTATCCTGTTATGGATTTTAGTAAATATTCAACTTGTCAAAAACAACAATGGGCAAAAGGGTGTAATTTAACATGGGATGGAATTACAAATATGCCAGATACATGTGCTACTAACACAATTATATCAACTAGTTCAATGCCAGTTATAATGTAATTTATAATTTATTGTAATAGGATAAAGTTTGATCAATATACACCCATTTATTTTTATGTTGCGAATATATTTCTGTTATATAAATTCCATCTGAAAAATATTTATACGTATTCCATCGAACATTTTTACACAATTTAAAATCAACAAGAAACATTGCAGAATCAATTGTTTGTAATTTTATTTTATTTCCTTTTAGATTATTTGTAAATGGAAATATATCTTCGGGACGATCTTGATTAAATGTATATATTTTATTATCTTCTAGTGTATTAATTATTGTATATAAATCTGGATGAACTAAATTGTCATCATCTAAAAAATAAATATAAGTATCAGGATTTTGAACATGATCTAAAGCAAAATTTCTTTGCGGATTGCCGCTACAACCGTCTCCGGAATATACATATTCTTTAATTTTTTCTGATGAAAACATGTGCGGATTCTCTTTAATTTTTTTGCCGTCATAGACAATTATCCATTCATCCACATAATCCAGGTTGATACTTTCTTTAATTTTCAATAAATTTTCTGGGCGAATAGAAGGTGTTATAATTGTTATTTTTTTTGTATTTTCATTTGTATTTTCATTTGTATTAATTGAGTATGGCAAAGGAGGATAATCGGTACGTTCAAAAATATGAAATTCATCTGTACTTTTATACATAACAAGAAAATATTGGCTAAGTTGTTTATCGGTTGCTTTTAATGAATAACACTTCATTTTCATAAAATCTAATCTATCTAATGTATTGCATAGTAATTCATGTGATATATCATTATTATCCAATATAAAAAATTGATTGCGTGGATTTTTATACAATTCCTTTATTTCATGATAATGTTGAAATAATGTATCCAATCCAATAATACAATAATCTTTGGTATGATGTAAATTGATAAGTTCATTACAATATTTGGGTGTATAATCGGTTAATTCCCATATTGGTTGATTTTGACGTTCTTCAAATGCATTTTTTGCTTTCATCACTTCATCCATTTTGTATGCAGAATAACAATGTTGTGTAAGATGTTTGCATAACCGATTGATTTCTGAATTACGAATAAGTGAAAAATTATTGTTATTGTTATTCATATATTGAATATATCCCAATTGTTGAATTTTTGCCATTTTAGTTTGTACTGCAGTTCGCAATAATAATTCATAATCGTCACTTACTGGTAAAAATTCGTTGTAATTACCTATTTTCATAAGTACATCTTTTCTCCATATACGAGGATGATTTGGCACACCTACAATATGGCTAAGAGATACATTATTAATGTTTGCAATTGCCGACACATATACCCATTTATTATTATATTTTTCCATATAATATCCAGCATATCCTAATGAATAATAATCGCCATATTTAAAATTGGCACCATTTTCATAAATATTTGTAAAATTCATGTATACAAATCCAATTTCTGAATCTTTTTCAAAAACAGTTACTGCATCCGTTAAACAATTTGGTGTAATTTCGTCATCATGATCTAATTCTAATACATATTTTCCTCTGCACAAAGATACAACTTCATTTTTGACATTTCCAATACTTCCATTATTTTCACTTCGTTTGTACAAACGAATACGATTATCACCTGAAAATAAATATTTCAAAAAAACAAAATGGGCATCATCAGGCGAATCATCTAAAATAACCCATTCCCAATCAAGTAATGTTTGATCTTTTACAGAATTATAGGCTCGTTTAATTTTATCATAGGAATTATAACAAGTTGTAAACATAGAAAAAATAGGAAGATATGATTTTTGTTTAACAATATTATCCATATAACAAAAATTTACAGAATTATTAAATTCGTCTATGTTAATCGCTGATAAGTGAAACCATCTATGTTTAATTCTATTTGGAATAATAGAACAAACATCATTAATATATTCTTCATAATTATCTCCGAATGTAACTAATAGTTGATTATTTGGATTGAATAATTTATTTAAACACGATTTATTATTAAAAATCTGTACATCGCACAATAAATTATCTTTATTATTTATAAAGATAGAATCTACATGTGAATATGTATCATATCTAAAAAATATTACAGTCGGATACATATGTACGAATAATTTTATATTTTTAAGTTGATAGAAAATTGAAATAATAAAAAAGGTAAATATATTACAAAAATGCCAAAGAAATCTTATTCCGAAATTATGAAAGAATTGAAAAGTCCTCCACCTAAACCGGATATTCCGAATCCTCATTTGGTAAAAATAACAAAGGACAAAGTTGTAAAAATATAATGTATATAATATTTATGCAGGATCTGGTGATTGAATATATAGGAACTGTTTTTTTCTTATATGTATTTATAACAACAAGTAATCCAATAGCAATTGGTGCTGCACTTGCTTTAGCTATTTATGTCGGTGGAGCTATTTCAGGTGGAAATTTCAACCCGGCAACAACTGTATTGATGGTTCTTGCAGGAAAACAAAAGGTATCCAGTTTAGTTCCATATGTAATGGTTCAGGTTATTGCTGCATTTACAGTATTAGAATTATATAAAAGAAGTAACTAAATAACTAAATAACTAAATAA